ATTGCTGACCGTGATCGCCTGGCGGTAGGGCCAGGATGAGTTGTACCAGGCCATGTTTATTTATGTGGTCAGGATCTTGCCCTGCAATCGGGCCGCGACCGTGGTGGTGATGTAAAACGCGGTGACGTTGGCGGTGAACGGGTTGGAGAAATAGGCCGCCGACTTGCTCCACACGAACGGGGTCCCGGGCTTGAGGACGATCGTGTTGACCGGCGAGCTGGGGCTGTTCGTCTCGATCGTCAGGCCCTTGTCCGAGAGCAGGAAAACGCTCTGCACGTTGGCCGCGGTGAACGCCACGCTCAGGGGCTGGTCGGTCAGCGAGGCCCCATACTGCTGATCGAAAGCGATCTCCGTACTGCCGACTTCCGACTGCACGCCGGAAAGCGGCGTCCCGGCCGAGTCGCTCGAAATGGAGAACGTCTGCTTATGCGTGGTACTCAATCGACTCGCTCCTCACAGACCGATTCAATCGATCGGTTCCGTTCCTCGATATTGGTCGGGTCGAGGATGTTGAAGACCCGCCCATCCTTCTCGAGCCGATAGCGCTGCTTCGGGCTGGGGTCGAGGGCCGACCCCAGGTAGCGATGGCGGATCAGGGTCGTCGCCGTGGCATAGACCTGGCGGATATTCACCGCTTCCCGGCCGCTGATGGGCCTGACCTCGGCCCAGAAGGTCGCCACGTCGGTCCAGGTCTGGACCATCTGTCCATAAGAATCGGCAGTCTCTACCAGGTCCTGGAGGGTGACCCGCTGGCGGAAGGTACCGGCCTGGAGGGGCTTCACGGGTAGTTGCCCCAGGAAGCCGGCGCCAGCAAGCACTTGAAGATCGGGTTGCACTGGTACGCTTGCGTCGCGGTCATCTCGCGCTGTTCGTAGAGCTCGGCGACCATCATCTTGATCGCCAGGCGGATGCATTCGGGCACGTCCGTCGCCGCGGGCCCGTAGCCGGCCAGGTACTGCACGGTGATGGTGCCCGGGACGGATCGCACCGAGGGCCAGCCCTGGCCGTAGGCGGGATGGATGCGGCCGGGGGCGCCGGTCTCGACATAGTAGGCCGCCGGGTCGAGCGTCTGCACGGCGCCGTTCACGTCGATATAGAGGATCGACGCCACCGAGATCAGGTCCGGGTTGTCGACCTCGATCAGGAATGGTGCCCAGCCGCCGGAGGTGCCCTGGATCTGCGGGATGGCGCCGGTGTAGCCGTAGTATCCCTCGAGGCCGTGGTCGAGCCGGTACCAGCCGTCGAGGTACGTCTCCCAGGTCTGCGCGATGAAGGCGCGGCGGAGCTCGGCCTCGCAGACGAGCCTTGCCGCGGTGATCAGGCCCGCGACCAGGCCGTCGTCATCGGGGTACTCGATGCGCGCATGCTGTTTGGCCTGGTCGATCGAGACGGGCTCGAGGGCCGGGGGCGTGATCAGCTTGTTGCGCTGGCCCATCGGCTTAGCGGCTGCCCTTCACGCGCCCGGCGTGCGGACCCGGAACATACGGGGCCCAGCCCATGTGATCATGGTACTTTTGCATGCAGTCTTCCCAGGTGTCACCCTCGATCTTGCAGCAGAACACGGGACTTCCCATGAACAGGGGCTTGTGCCGTTCGAGTGCCTCTTCCGTATCAGGAAAGACGGTCGAGGATTGATCGTCGAGCCAGTGCTGCAGAATCATCGGTTTAGCGCTAGTGCTTGTTGGGCTTGTGCTCGACCTTGACGGCTTCCTCGGCGTGCGCGTGCTTCGCCGTGGTCGTCTCCGGGGTGATCGCCCGCTTGCCGAATTCGCCCGCCTGCTCCTCGTTGGGCGTCCTGGGCTCGGCCGCGTCCTCGACGTCGAGCGTGCCCTCCTTCTCGTCGACGGCAACGGCCTGGCCGCTCTCGATCAGCTCCTTGGCCTTGGCGCGGGGCAGGTCGACCACGGTCCCGGCGTCGTGGTACTGCGAGGGGTCGGGACCGGCCGCGATGGTCAGCATCTTGACTTTCATTCAAACCTCAATTTTTGTTGGATGAGTGGGCCACTCGCGGGCCGGGACGAGCAAGGCCGCTTGGTCTGAGAGGGGTGATATCGGCGGGGGAGTCCGGTCCAACAGGTGTATTGCGTCCCCCATCGGATTTCATAGACGGTCTGAGGTTTGCAGCCGATTTGATCGGCGATAGCCTTGGGCTTCAGGCCATCGGCAAGCATTGCCATGATCCGCTCGACTTGCTCCCGGCTCAACCGGGCATGAGCCACTGCGATTTTGTCCTTGGTCTCGTCGGTGAGCTTCGCGCCTGTCCGTGTCGGCTTTCGACGCTTCGCGATCGCCGCCATCTTGGCCTTGGTTTCCTCGCTATGCTTCCGATTGCGACACCGCTCTCTGTGCTCTTCGCTGTACTTACGACCGCGAGAGGCGGCCGACATCCTGGACCGTGTTTCTTGACTGACGATCTTGCCCTTGTTGAACGCCGAGATTTTCGCCTTGGCTGCTTCGCTAGTAGGCATTCCAAGACGGGTCTTCGAATCCCGATTGATGTTGAACCCTTGTGCGGGCTCGTATGACCTTAGCGTATCCATGTAGTGCTGCTCGCGGCTCCGGAGTTGATCCGGCGGGCAATTCTCCAGGATAACGAACTCGAACGCTTCGGCCCCGTATTTGTTCCACGCCCGCTGAAGCAAGACGCTATGATGCGTCCCCTTCGCCAGCGCCCAACGATGTTCACGCCATCTGATAGTGAACCGGATGGCACTCCCGACGTAGACCTTGTTGTTCTTCAGGCAGCGAATGATGTAAATGCCGCTTGATGTGGTAGGCTTGCTCTCAGCCATTGATCCTGCTCCTACAGGGTTGTGGTCAGAGGAGCGGTCGGATCTCAACTCCGGCCGCTTCTCGTATCATTATCGCATGTTTACTGGCATCAGACAAGCCTCACATATCCGTAGTTCCATCATGTGGCATCAACATATACTCACGCCATTTTGAGCCGTGAAAAAGCCTCCTCGAGGACGGGACTCCCATCTGTCCAGCGCCGACCTATGAACCCAACCTCATTTGTACCACTGTACAATTCTACAAGTCTCTGGATCATCATCTCCTGCACCTGGGCGATGCGGTAGAACCGGAAGCAGCCCAGAACCGCGACATAGAGCAGGGTGGTGAAGGCGTTGGGGGCGTACTCGCTCATGTAGTAGGGGATGTCGAGGATACGGTCAGGCTGCCCGCCGGTGATGCCAGGCTGCCAGATGTATTCGAGGTCGTTGCCGCCCGTCGTCGTCGCGACCTTGAGCTTGCGGGCCCGCTTGACGAACTCGCGGGAGACGACCCAGGACGTCGAGGGGTCGGTCTGGTAGCCCTGTTTCAGGCTGTATTTCATGTCGATGAGGTTGTCGGCCGTGAACGATGTTGCCGCGGCGGCGTTGACGTCGCGGGCCGTGCTGATGCCATTCGCCGAGGCGGTGAACACACCCAGCGGCTGGTTGGTTCCCGACCCGGTCAAAAAAGCCTTCTCTTCCGTGATGCCGAACTTGTACGCCAGCTCCTGATTGACCTCGTTCTCGGCATCGGTCGAGAGGAGTAGCGTGCGGATCGAGATTTTCGCCAGCTTGGAGCAGAGCTGCGGCTCGAGGTCGCGGCGGTCGAAGGCCATCGTGGTATCTTCGGTGACCGGGGCGACCTCGGTCGTCCAATTCGCGTCCGACATATCCGTGATCCGCTTGCGGATGCCCAGCTTCTTGGCTTCGGTGACGGTCGTCACGGCGCCCGCCGCCTCGCAGAGCTTGCGAATGTAAACGGCATCCGAGATCAGCCGGACGATGTCATTGCTGATCTGGACCGGCGTGATAAGAAATCCACCCTTCGCGTCCGTGGAGATGATCGTATCCCGCAGCTCAACGTTCTGGGCCCGCGATTGCTCGGCGCGCAGCTCCTGCCTGACATCGCCGGTGCGCAGCCAGTGCCGCCAGGCCGTCCGCTTCTTGGCGTCCATTTCCCTGGTGGCCGCTTCGCCGTTCTGGCCGTTGCGGGTCTCGGTGTGCAGGGGCTCGGAGGTGCGCGGGGTGGGCAGGTCGAGATCGGCCTCGGCCGTCTCGATCCGCTCCATCCGCGTGGCTTTCTCCAGGAGGCCGTCGGCGCCGTCCATCGCCTGATCGAAATCCTGCTTGTCCTCGGCGGTCGGTCCGTCTTCGCGGGCCTCCGCCGCCGTCCACTTGTCGCGGGCTTCCTTGATGATGCCGGCCCGCTTCTCCCTCAGTTCAATCGAAGTCATGGGAAGTCTCCAAGGTAAAGGGGCCGATCGTTACCGTGATGCAGCCTCCGCCAGCCTCAGTCGTACCGCCGCGCTGACACTCCAGCCGGGGCCCCGCCGCGGCTGGTCGCGGCGGGCAGGATCATTGCTCTCGTAGCGCCGTCGGGCCTCTTGCTCGGCCGCGGCGAAATCGATCTCGGGGCCGGCCCGCAGGCCGACCGATGTGCCGGTGTAGGCGGGATAGGTCGCGACCGTGACGTCGAAAAGGTCAAGCGCCAGGAGCTCCCGATCCGTATAGAGGGTATCCCCCTTCACGTACTCGGTGATCCGCTCGCCGGCCCGCTTGATGATCAGGGTGCCGTCGCCCTTGTCGACCGTCGTCTGGCCGGTGTTGCCGTTGCGGACCTTGAATGAAAACGACATGCCCGAGATGTCGCCCCGCTCGACTGGGGTCAGCACCAGGTCGCGGATCGTCTGCGAGTCGGAGAGCCTCGTTTCTTGCAGGAGGCCCTTGTCGCGTTCGCTCAGTGCCAGCGTGCCCGAGGTCGTCCGCCCCAGCACGAAATTGGGATCGTGGTTGAACAGGCTGCGCACGTCCTGCCGCTCGGCGATCGCTGCCGAGTAGGCACCGGGGCGGATGATCTCGCGCCAGACCCAGGACGCACTCGAATAAAGAGTCGTCCATTCGTTAAAGAGAGCAGCATATCCTATGAGATGTGGCGTAGCTGACTGACCGGAGGAGTCAACGCGCCTTTCAATCCGCAACTCTGGTGTTGCTTGAATGCGTCTTTCAGTAGTCATTGGTATTTTCTCGTGACGTGCAAGTATGCTATAATGCGAGAAGCGGTCGGTGTTGTGACCCGACCGCTCCCCTGACCACCACCCTGACTTTCGAGGAGTCACGGCCATGGCTGAGAGCAAGTCTACCACTTCCGCCGAGGAACAACCGTTTGAGCTGAAAGCACCG